GAATCCAATATATTGGAGGACAAACATCACCAGATGAATTTATAAAAAATCAAGCATCAACAATTGATGGTACACAAACTGTTGAGAACGGAGTTCTTGCAGGGCCCATTACAATTCCAGCAACAGTAACAGTAACAGGAACATTGGTAATAGTTTAATGAGTAAAGTAGAAGTAGATCAGATAGATCCACAATCAGGTACAACCTTAACTTTAGGTACGTCTGGGGATACAGTTAATATTCCTTCAGGAGTTACTATAACTAATAATGGAACGCAAACAGGTTTCGGAAGAAATGGTACTGTAAATTGGCAAACAACAATTAAAACAGGAGATTTTACAGCAGTTAGTGGTGAAGGTTATTTTATAAATACTACATCAGGAACAATTACAATGACACTTCCATCTTCACCATCAGCAGGAGATATTGTGTCATTTAAAGATTATGCAAATACTTTTGATAATAATTCTTTAACTGTTGGTAGAAATGGATCAAATATTGGTGGATTAGGTGTAGATGCAACGGTTACTGAAGAAGGAATAGCTGTTACCATGATTTATGCGGATGCAACAAAAGGTTGGTTAGTTACAGAATCAGGTTTACAATCAGAGCTTCCACAACAATATACAGCAAATTTTTTAGTTATTGCTGGAGGATCAGGAGGTGGCGGTGGAACTTCAGGAGCTGCAGGAGGAGGAGGTGCAGGAGGTTATAGAGCATCTTTTAATTCTGAATCTTCAGGAGGCGGTGGTTCATCCGAAACTGCTTTAACTTTTAATCCTAGCACTGTTTATACAATCACAGTAGGAGCTGGTGGAGCTGGTGGAGTTGGATCAGATGGTGATACAGAAATAGGACAACCTGGAAACACCTCATCAATTTCAGGTTCAGACATTACAGATATTACTACTGTCGGTGGTGGAGGCGGAGGCGGTGGTGCTTCTTCTTCTGCTAGGGCGCAAGGTCAGTCTGGTGGTTCAGGTGGAGGTGCTGGTGACCCTGACGGAAGTACAACTGCAGGAAGTGGAACAACTAATCAAGGTTTTGGTGGTGGTGCATCAGCTTCAGGTGGTAACGATAATTATCAACAAGGTGGTGGTGGAGGTGGTGCTGGTTCAGTTGGACTAGCGGCATCATCAACTGCTGGAGGTAATGGTGGAGCTGGAGTTGCTTCTACAATTAGCGGATCATCAGTCTCAAGAGGTGGAGGCGGTGGAGGAGGTAGAGGTCAATCTTCATCAGGTGCTGCTGGAACTGGAATTGATGGAGGCGGTAATGGTTCAAGCACTGGTGCTGGAAGCGCTGCAACTGCAAACACTGGAGGAGGTGGCGGTGGAAAAAGAGGTGGAGGATCATTTGCTGGAGGAAATGGTGGATCAGGTATTGTTATTTTAAGAGTTCCTACTGCAAGTTATACAGGAACGACATCAGGAAGTCCCACAGTTACAACAAGTGGTTCAGATACAATAATGACATTTAACGCATCAGGGAGTTACACAGGATAATTATGGCACATTTTGCAAAATTAGGAGCAGGAAATATAGTTGAAAGAGTTGAAGTCGTATCAAATGATATTGCAACAACTGAACAAGCTGGTATAGATTTTTTAAAAGATTTATACAAAGAAAAATACGCAGTTTGGAAACAAACGTCTTATAATAATAATATTAGAAAAAATTATGCAAGTATTGGTTATACCTATGATCAAACAAGAGATGCTTTTATACCACCTCAACCTCATCCTTCTTGGATATTAGATGAAGATACTTGTACATACAAACCACCAGTGGTAAAACCTGAAGGTAACTATGTTTGGAACGAATTACATAGAAAATGGGAGTTAGTAGAAAATGAGTGAAGTAAAAGTAAATAAAATAAGTCCAAGATCAGGGACAGATTTAACACTAGGAGATAGTGGAGATACGTTTACAATTCCTAGTGGTGGAACTTTAACTGTTGCATCAGGTGCAACATTAACTAATAGCGGGACAGCAACAGGTTTTGCTTCTATCGCTTGGCAATCAACAGTGGTTACAGGCGCAACGCACACAGCTTCTGCTAATCAAGGATTATGGATTAACACAACTTCAAATGCTTGCAATCTTACATTACCTGGTTCACCCTCTGTTGGTGACCAATTAATTTTTGCTGACTTTGCAAGGACTTGGGCATCTAATGCCGTAACATTAACTTTAAACGGATCTAAATATCAAGGCAATACAAGTCCAGCCCCTGTTTATGATACAGAGGGGGAAGCTGTTCACATTGTTTATTCTGGTTCCACAAACGGATGGATACCTATAAATGATGGAGGAACTGTTTTAGAAACACCACAAAGTGCAAGTGTTTCTTATTTAGTAGTAGCTGGAGGAGCAGGTGGTGGTGGCGGTAATAATGCTGGTGATAGTAGATCAGGTGGTGGCGGAGGTGCTGGTGGATACAGATGTTCTTTTGCGTCTGAAACTTCAGGCGGTGGTGGTTCAACTGAAACCCCTTTAACTTTTAGTCAAGGAACTACTTATACAATTACTGTTGGTGCTGGAGGAGCAGGCGGAACAGGTTTTAATAGAGGTAATGCTGGAGTTGCAAGTTCTATATCAGGTTCAGATATTACAGATGTCACTACTGTTGGTGGTGGTTATGGAGGTACGACAGCTCCTGGAACACAAGATGGTGGTACAGGGGGATCAGGAGGTGGAGCAGGTGGTCATGTAAATTCAGTAGGTAATGGTGGTGCTGGAACTACTAATCAAGGTTTTGCTGGTGCTAGAGGAGGAACAGGTGGTTATGGAAGTTACTCTGGCGGAGGTGGTGGTGCTGGAGCAGCAGCATCAAACGTAAGTAGTGCAGTTTCAAATGGAGGAGCTGGTGTATCTTCTTCAATAACAGGTTCAGCAGTTACAAGAGGCGGCGGCGGTGGTGGCGGCGGCGGTGGAAATGGTGGAGCTGGTGGTGGTGGAGATTCTACTGGTTCAGGTGGAAATGGAGATCCTGGAACTGCAAACACTGGTGGTGGCGGTGCAGGTAGTGGATTAAATTCAGGTAACAACCCAAGTGGCGGTACTGGAGGAAGTGGTGTAGTTATTTTAAGAATGGCAACTTCTGAATATTCAGGTACAACTACAGGTTCTCCAACTGTTACAACAAGTGGATCAGATACAATATTAGTATATAATGGAGATGGGAGTTACACACAATAATGGCACATTTCGCAAAATTAGGACCAGGTAATATAGTCACTTCAGTTCATGCAGTATCAAATGATATTGCTACAAGTGAACAAGCTGGTGCAGAATTTTTACAAAGTCTTCATGGAAAAGATACTGTTTGGAAACAAACATCTTATAATGCAAATATGAGAAAAAATTACGCTGGTGTTGGTTATACTTATGATCAACAAAGAGATGCTTTTATACCACCAAAAACATATAAAGGTTGGAATTTAAATGAGGAAACTTGTCAATGGGATCCACCTATTGCGTATCCTAATACCTTTACAAAAAATTTAACAGATGATAACGGTGACCCTATTGCTGATAGATATTATTGGAATGAAAATAAATTAAATTGGGAGCTAATGTAATATGACTAGCACTATAAAAGTAAACACAATTCAAGATGTAGACGGTAATAATATTATTAACGAAAACGCTAATACTATTACTATTGGTAAATCTGGAGATACAGTAACTGTTGCCAGTGGTGCTACTTTAGAAGGAGCAGGTATTCAGTGGGAATCAAGTGTTAAAACAGGTAATTTTGCTGCAAGTGCTAATGAAGGTTATTGGGTTGATACAACTTCTACTGCTATTACTGCAACACTTCCAGGTTCTGCATCAGTAGGAGATACAATTGAATTTGTTGACTTTGCAAGAAATTTCGGAAGTAACGCATTAACTATAAATCAGAACTCATTAAATTTTCAAGGTAGCTCATCAATAAATCCTGTTTATGATACTACTGGTCAATCCGTAAGAATAGTTTACTCTGGAGCAACTAAAGGTTGGATTCCTACAACTGATGATGATGTAGCTTTTAAAACTGCTCCACCTTATACGGCACATTTCTTAGTTATCGCCGGTGGTGGTGGTGGAGGAGGAAGTTATAGAGCAGGAGGTGGAGGTGCTGGAGGTTATAGATCATCTTTTAATTCAGAGGCATCAGGTGGAGGAGGCTCTGCTGAAACTGCTTTAACATTTTCTGTTGGAACAACTTATACAATTACAATAGGAGCAGGAGCTTCAGGTAGTGCTAGTATAAATGGTGGTAATGGTGTAGCTTCATCGATTTCAGGTTCAGATATTACAGATATTACAACTGTCGGAGGAGGTGGAGGAGCATCTTATAATACAGATAACTCACAAGACGGCGGTTCAGGCGGTGGAGTTGCTGGAGAATTAACTGGAACAACTGGTGGTTCAGGAACTGCCAATCAAGGTTTTGCTGGTGGAAATTTTGAAGAAAATGTTGATGGCGGAGCTGGTGGTGGTGGAGCTAGTGCTGTTGGAAAAAATACAGGAACTGATGGTACAGATGGTGATGGTGGAGCTGGTGTAGCCTCAACAATAACTGGATCCTCTGTTACAAGAGGTGGTGGTGGCGGAGCTGGAAACTATGGCTCAGCAAACGTCTCTGTTGGTGGAACAGGCGGTGGTGGAGCTGGTGGATCAGGCTCACCTGCATATCCTGGTGGAGTTGCAGGAACTGCTAATACTGGTGGAGGTGGAGGTGGCTCTGCTGGTTTACCTAATGCTGGAGGTAATGGTGGTTCAGGAGTAGTTATTTTAAGAGTTCCAACAGCAAGTTATTCAGGAACAACAACAGGTGGCGTTACTGTAACAACGTCAGGATCAGATACAATTATGTTATTTGCAAGTTCAGGGAGTTATCAAGGATAATGGCACATTTCGCAAAATTAGGAAAAGGAAATATAGTTTTAACAGTTGAAGTAGTATCAAATGATATTGCGATAACAGAAAAAGCTGGAGAAGATTTTTTAAATAATTTATATGGAACTAGAGATGTTTGGAAACAAACTTCCTATAACGGAAATATAAGAAAAAATTTTGCTGGAGTAGGTTTTAAATATGATCAAGCAAGAGATGCATTTATAGAACCAAAACCTTTTGATAGTTGGATATTAAATGAAGAAACTTGTAGATACGATCCACCAATTGCTTATCCAAATGATGGTCAAAATTATAGATGGAATGAACAAGACCAACAATGGGATTTACTAGAGTAAAATAATAAAATATTTTGTGAGAGAGCCAATAATTAATAATATTTTTCCAATACCTGTTTACATAACAGAAATAGATAGAGCATTTACTAAACAAGAATTAAATTTTGTAAAAGAACAAAAGAAACACTGTGCTAAAAATACAGGTAATATTCGTACAAAAGATAATTACACATTAAATAGAAAAGAATTTAAGAATATTAAAAAGTTTTTAAATAAACATTGTGAAAATTATTTAAAAACTATTATCTGTCCTAAAGAAAATATAGAACTTTATATCACCCAATCTTGGTTAAATTATACTGAAACTGATCAATTTCATCATAAACATTCACATCCTAATTCAGTGGTATCTGGTGTATTATATTTTAATTCAGATGTTGAAAATGATAAAATACTTTTTAGTAGAGATGATTATCAACAAATAAAACCTGTTACAGATGATAAAAAATTTAATTTATGGAATTCTGAAACTTGGTTTTTTCCTGTAAAAACAGGCCAATTAATTATGTTTCCTTCATCTACAACACATCAAGTAGAAACGAAAAAAGGTAATAATACAAGAGTAAGTCTAGCTTTTAATACTTTTTATAAAGGAACTATTGGATCTGACTCTTTATTAACAGAGTTGATACTATAATATTATAGTGTATAATCTTTAGATGGAGACAGTGACTCCACCACATACCTCACTGTCTCCTTTTAAGGATATATTATGAGTTTAGGATTTGACGCAATAGCAGCATTACCATTCGCTACATCAGGACCCGATTCAGATGTTGCGGTAGTCGTAACAGGTAATCAATTAACCGTTACTATTGGTAGTGTAGGTATCATAGCAGATGCTGTCACAGAGGAAGCAACTCCTAATCCATTAACTTTAGGTCTTGGTACTTTAAGTATTACTGGTCAAGCCAATATAAGTGTAACTGCTAACCCATTAACATTAGGTGTTGGAACGGTTACAGTTACAGCAGATGCTAATGCTCCGGTTACAGCAAATGCATTGACGTTAGCCACTGGAAATGTTACAGTAACAGGAACGGCACTTGTAAGCCCTAGTGGGGTACCACTAACGGTAAATACAAAAGAGCC